AACCTAAATAGCTTTTCAGCCGTGTAGTGGTTGATCCACCCGCCGTTCATGCTTCGAGTGTCAGCCGCCAGCACGCCGGCACGGTAGGCTATTGTCGTCACTGGCCGAGAGCCCTGGCCGCGTGGGCCACCGCCGCCAAAGTGGCCTCATGGCGCGATTTGTGGTCACGGCTGACTTCCATGGCGGGGTCTTCGGTCAGCACGCGCCAGCCAGTTTTGGGGGCGTGATTGACCTTGTAACCAGCCGGAACATCAGGTGTTTCGACCTGAGCAACCTGTGGGGCGGCCACCCTGTCAAACTCAATGGCGTGGATCAAAGCGGTCTTGACCCAGCCGACGCCGATTTCCAGCACGAGCAGGTGCAGCCGCCACGAGCGGTCTTCGGGCCAAACGATGACCTCATCGTCAACGCTGACCTTGCTGAAGACGTTGGCCCAGTTACCCGGGACGCAAACATCCTCTGGCGTCATGTCGTTCGGCACCTTCATGCGGCGAAGCGTGCGGGAGTAATCGGCGGGGTTAAGCGCCGTCTGTGCTGGAATTTTCATGATTGCCTCATGTTTTGGGGAGGCGGTTCGGGGGCCAGCCTAAGCCAGCCCCCTCGACCGCAACGGAGGCAACGCCGCAGCCGAAGCCGCGTGTTGCAGATCAGGTGATCGCGGTAGGAGCCGCTACCGTGGCGGCAGCACCGGAGACCGATGCAACCTGGTAGCGCTTGTACTTGGCGGTGCCGACGTTGATCGCGTCGACAAGATCACCAACGCGCATTCCCTTCGTCACGCCGTCCGAGAAGTAGCTCGCGCCAACAACAGTGGCGTCCGCATCCGGGGTGGCGTTGAGGTAAAGGAACACCCTGGGCAGCGAGCCGCCGACCGGGTTGGTGACCATCGCAAGGTTGTCAGGAACGTATGCCATGTTCAGATCTCCTTACGTGGCAACGAACGCCGAGCCGTCGTGAGTGATTTTCACGATGCCGGTGTTCTGGAGGATCTTTGCCCCGTGGAAGACAGTGGCGCGCGACCAGGACGTGTCCTGCTTGTCGTCGTAGCCAATGGCGATCTTCTCTTCGCCAACGTTCACTGCGTAGCCAATGGCGTCGCGGTGGAACATGTAGCAAATTTCCGAAGACGTACCGAGGCCCGTGACGCGGCTGGAGACGGCCCAGTTGATGCCCATCCAGCGGAACATGCGGCGAGCAGGACCACCGAACGGCTTGACCTCCACATAGTCGCCCGAAGCGAATTCGGTCGTCTGCATGAGATAGCCACGGAAAGCCGGCGAAATGATCGCGAACATGTTGTTCTCGTCTTCCACCGGGATATCCGCGTTGCCGAGGATAGCCTGTGCTCCGGTAACGGTCGCCAGGGACGCCGTGCCGGTGCCGAAGTCCTGCGTGGCGTTCGCCAGCTCGGCAAGCAGTGTGAGGTCGATATCGCGGTTGATGACCGCCATCGACGCCATCTGCATGACGCGCTTCTGATCGCCCTGAGAGGCAAAGATGTTGAAGCCCGTGAGCTCGTACGGCGCGTGCTTTTCAACAAGCGTCGCAGTGTTCTGGGCATTGGTGGGGTTGCCATACGGGATCTGACCGTTGGAACCACGGGTGACGGCAGTATCGCTACCGGAGCCGGAAACGAGGAAGGTGGCCTGGTTGCCACTGATCACCGATTCCTTGGTCGTCATGGCCTTGAGCAGGCTCACGCGCTGCTCAAAAGCCCCGACGAACTCCTTGCGGTACTGAATCATTGCGGCTTCGATAGCCATGATTCAATTCCTTCTGAGGATGTTGAGGGGGTTGAGAGCCGCAGTCGTGCAGGGAGGCCGGGAGCGGTGCCGGGGCCATTGCTGGGGAGGCCGGGCGCTGTCGGGGCTTCACGTCTAGGGGCGTTGCAGAATGGCTGTGGGCGGGGCCGTTTCCGGGGAAGCCGTCTTTCAGCCAATAAAAAAGCCCGCCGAAGCGAGCGTTCATTCTCTGACGATGGTCAGGAATTCCTATTTCTTGCGGGCCAGATCCTTTTCGAGGATTGCCGCATATTCCTTATCGAGACCCTTTTCGTAGTACTCGTCGGTCCCGATGATTTTTTCGATCTCTTCGCGGCGAGCCGTGTGCTTGCGCTCGCCGTCGCTGGTCGTAAAGGCCACATCACCGAACTTGCTACGGCCCTGATCTGACGCCCACGAAATGAAGTCCGGGATATCCCCGAGGCGACGGCCATTCGGGAGGCGAGCTTCCGCCCACTTGTCACCGACACCGGGGATGCTTTCCAGGAAGCGCTTGCCGAGCGTCAGGTTGCTCTTGTATTCCGCGCCAACCCAGTCTTTGCGAAGTGCGTCCTCCGCCGCCTCGGAAGCGGTGGTGTCCGCCTCAGCCTGCTTGGCCTGGATCGTCTCCATGGCATTGATGTACCATTCGGAGGCGATCTCGACGACATCAGGCCGGGCGCCCTTCTTGTGGGCGAACTCGGTGAAGTCCGACAGGATCGGCTTGTCTTCGTCGGTTAGCCGTTTCTGGACGGCCTCCGGAAGCTTATAACCGGACGGGTCATCTGGGATGCCCTGCTCCTTGCGCCACTCGGCCAGACCCTTTTCATCGGAGGCGTCCGGCTTATCACGGACAAGTTTGCCCGAGCGAATGGTGGCCTTGGCCTCTTTGAGCGCCTTGGCGACAGAGCGGGGCGAGCCGTACCGAGCGATTTCCTTGGCGAGGTCGTCATCGCCGCCGGCCATGTCCTCGCGCCAGGTATCGCCCCATGGCGACTTGGTTTCTTCCTTGGTGGTCTCGGTGGTGGCTTCGGTCGTCTTCGCTGTGTCAGTGGCCTTGGAAGTGTCGCCGCTCGTCTGCGTCGTGGTGTCGGCGACTGTCTCGGTCTTCGTAGTGTCGACTACCGTTTCGGCCTCTGCCGTGGTGGTGTCAGTCATTCTTTGCCTCTTGTCGTTTGCCTCGAACTGGCTTCACCACCTCCAACGCCTGTAGCGTTTCCGGTCGTGTCATCTTGACGATCTGGTTGCCGACAAACCGCCTGCCCTCGTGGAACTCGGTGGCGCGTGCGCCGCCCTTCCCATCGGGTCGGTAGCTCATGTCGTAGAGATTGCTCGCCTTGGTGATGATCCAATCCATGGCTAGCTTCTGCTGCCCTTCGTTGGCCTTGCCAGCGATGCAGGCGCGAACCGCCATGAGGATGTCTTTGTCGTAGGGGGCGGGCTGGTGAGCGTCCACTACTGCACGCCGTCTGGCAGGATTAGGCTCGTGTTGGCCATGCTTGAAGTCATCGCCTGCAAGCCGAAGTCGACATTGGCCACGGCCATTTCACGAAGCTGCCGGCGGCTGTTCCACCCCGTCGCACCGCGCCCAATGGCAGCACCGGCACAAAACCCGAGAACGCCCGCGATTGCCTCAACGGACATAGGCGAGTTACTGGTGTGAAGCCTGATCACTTCGCCAATTGCATACATCAAGCGCTCGGACGATTCCGGCACCTTTACCTTGCTGATGGACATAGATTGCCTCTCTATGTTGGTGGACTAGACCATCCCTACTTGCTGCAAAGCCTGAGTGGCACCAGCGACGTCGGTGGCAACCCCTGCCCCTTCTCTCAGGGCGGCAGCGGCCTGCTGGAGGCGGTCGACCTGTGCGGTCTGCTCCTCCTCCGACTGCTGGACTTCTTCGTCGTTGAACCAATCAGCCTTGGCACGAGTGCCACGAACCGCGTCCTTGGTCATCTTCTTGAAGTCCATGAGCGACGGGATGGTCTTGTCGAACTGCGCAGCACCTGCGAGGATCTGCACGGATTCCTGGAATGCCTGGACGTTCTGCCGGCCTTCTGCTGTATTCAGCGGGCTTTCGAAGGTGAAGGTCACATCAGCATCAGACAGCGCCTTGGGCATATCCTTGATGTTGAAGGCCTCGTTATTCACTGCGATCTGGAACCCGACATCAAGCAATGGCAGGTGATACTCGCTCTCAATCGGGCCAAAGAACGGGAGGGCGGCACGGCGAAACTCATCCAGCCGAGCCTGCGTCTCGAATGCCGTCATCTCACGAGCCGATGGCAGCATCAGCTTGTTGAGCAGGAAGGCTTCCGCAATGAGGTTGCGAACGTCCTGCTTCATCTCAAGGCCAATGCTGAGATTGCCAGCCGTGTCGATGGTCTGGAATACGTCCGATATCTTCTCGTCCGCTTCCAGGTCGACATAGGTCATGCCACCCGCATAGAGGTTGACGGCATCCCGGAAGATTTCCCCCTTGGCGATCGATGCCGGGTCAACAGCCTTTTCACCTTGCTCCAGGATGATGCGGGCCAACGCCTGGATCATTCTGCCGTCAGGCAACGCGTTGATCGTTGCCGGGCTGAACCCTTGGGCAAACCCTGATAGCGTGCGCCAGCGAGGCACAACGTAGTTGAAGACCGGAAGAGGCCCCTCGCCTAGCACCGTCTCATGCTCGCAATCGATGTACAGCGAGCAATACTGGCGGTTCTTGTACTGCCGGCGCTTTGCCCTGTCGTCGCCGTAGATCTCCTCAAACGGGAGGACGATGTGGCGAATCTTGAATTCTTTGCTCGGGTCTTTCTCTGCCGCAAGTAGAATATCTGCGTGCAGCTTGTCCTTCCAAGCCGATTTCAGTTTCATATTGCGAGCCGTCATCGGCATGGTGCGCTGAAGGTGGTCGATCTTGCCGACCGCATTTTCCATCCAGGCGCATTCTTTCGGATGCCAGCTACGGAACAGGAAGTGGTCTCGGTTCGGGCTTTCCTCTACCGACAGCACTGGATTGCCGAATGACACCCAGTCGTGGTCAGCCTCGCCAGTTGCGCGGACGAAATTCGCTCTACGGTCGTAGATCAGGCGCCGAAAATGATTGGTCGCATATTCAAGCCAGCGCGCATTGGCCGGCTCCTCATCGATTTCCTCAAGCCCGGTCTGGACTGCGAACCAATCGCCTTGCCGAAGCATGGACGATGGCGCGTTGCCGAGCGTTTCCCGAGCTTGGACGGGAAAGGATTCCATCAGGTCCTGCGAGAAGTCGTCACCCAACGAAAACGTGGACGTGAAATCCGCCCGCATGGGGTAGAATTGTTCCGCGATTTCCTGGCAAAGCTCGTCCCACTGCCTCTTCTTGGTGAAGAGAGAATCGCCGATCTTGACCAGTTCTTGGGCGCGGCTGTCCATCTAGGATTAGCCGGCCTGGCCGAGTAGGGAATTGCCATACGCCGACGTGCCAGCCTCACCGCCGGACGAACGCGCCGAAAGCATGGTGCTCTGACGCCCCTGCCTGCCAGCAATCGCCTTGCGCTGACGTTCAGCGGCCAACTGCGATGCCTTGTCTTCTGGTACGGGCATCAACGGGGTTGGCTCTGGCTTGGTTTCCTTTTTCCCAAACAGAAATGACATTAGGAAGCCCTCCTTCGTTTTGCTGAGGCATGGCCGAGATTGACGACTGGGGTTCGGTAGCCAAACTGGCCATGGTCTTGTTTAGTAAGGGCCGGGAATAGCGAGGCTAAGCCCCAGATCATCGCGTCTGCTCGATCTGGGGACCTGGAGCCGACGTATCCCGCCGTGGTCATGGCGCAGAGTTGATCTTCAAGGTCAGGAAACACACCGACCAGCGAGACCTTCCGCTGCTCGAAGAGAACCGACACAGGCTCAGCTCGAACTATCTTGCCCCGGCTGGCCTTCACTGCCCGGTACGGAACCGTAATGCCCTTCGATGCGGCTGCTGACCGAACAATCTCGGCCACCATCGCGCCACCGAAGTTCTCTTCAGCCACCACGCAATCGGCGTCATGACGCTCGTAGGCGGAGACAACTGCTTGGCCCCATTGTGCGGGAGCCATGCGCCCCGAGAGGTCTTCCAAAACATAACCTCGACCGTCCTTGCCTAGGCCTACGACGACGATGCCGACCTCATCGGAGCGCTTGTCCTCCTCACCGGAGACTCCAGAAGGATCGACCGCGACGACGATGCGCACCATGTCGGGCACCTTGCCGTCGACGATGCGCTGTTGGTCGAGCAGTTCGAGCGTCCAAAGCGCGCTTTCCGCCACGTCTGCGAACTGGCCGAGCAGAAAGCGGCGGCGCATGGCCTCGCCCATGTTCTGCAGCTCTTCCAGATAGGTGGCCGGCAGGTTGTCCATGTTGTCGGCTGGGTTCATCACCAGCGCGGCGTAGTTGTCAGGGTTTGCTAACGCCGACTTGCGATCTGGGTCGCGCTTTTCGATGAACAGCCGGTAGGTCCAATGCGCCATGCCTGGCGGGTTACAGTCGTAGTAGGCCTTGAGCCGAAGCGGTGTGTTCTGCGCCAAGCGCGTCATCGCCATGTTGCGCGAGGCGTACGGGATCTGGCTGCACTCGTTCAGGTAGATGGTCGCGTATTCCTGGCCGAGGATCTTTTCGGTGCGCTCCTTGTCGTCGAGTCCACCGAACCAGACTTCGGACCATCGCCCCGACCCGCTGTTTGGCGTGCTGTCAGTCGTGGGGACCGCATAGAACCAGTCGGTCTTGTCGAGGTGGCAATGTGGCGCCGTGCCAGGGAAGCAAAGCTCCATCACCTTCGGCAGCGTATCGAGGATGATCGATGCCTTGATGTGATTGAAGCGGTAGCGAAGCATGGCGTGCCGGCTCCGATGAGCCATCGCCCGGATCATCGTCCCGCGCACGAACCCGAATGTCTTTCCTGAGCGCGACCCGCCGTAAGCCATAATGTGGGTTGCAGCTGAACCCATCAGATCAAGCTGCCTGTCCTGCTTGGTGCTAAGCTTGAACGTCACAGGATCGAGGCGTCCCGGCCTGCGATGATCACCTGGACAGACACCCCAGACCCTGCCGACTTCTCCTCATCCAGTAGCTTGTGAAGCTTGGCCTTGCCCATGATTGCGGAGACAGCCGCAGAAGCGCCCTTCTCATCTTTCATGGCGTGAGCACGGGCCTCTTCCAGCTCGTGGGTCAGGGTGCCGATGGACACCATCGCGAGGTCGCGGGCTTCCTTCTGGAGTTCCTTGACCCTTGCGGACACCTTGGGGTCAGCAAGAAGACGGCTTGCTTCACTCCAGACCGTTTCCGGTTTGGTGTCTGCCCCTACCTCATACGCTCGCCTATAGGCCTCTGAGCCATTGCCCGTCTCTACATAGGCGAGCGCAAAGGCCTCCTGCTTCGCGGTGAGGTCAGCCGCCACGATCAGCCTCTTCCTTAGCCAATGCACTCGCCTCCTCTTCGGCCTTTTTCAGGGCTACGGAGACGGCGAGTGCAATCTGTCTGGCAATCTCACGCTCCACATCGGCCTTGGAGGCTTCGGCGCGCTGGAGCGCCTTCCTGCGAGCGTGAGGTGTCATTAGGCGTTGGTGACAACGCCGCCGGCAACGATGGTGCCATTGGGCATGCGAACCGCGAGATAGCCCGCGTCAGTACCAGTGTCGGTATAAATGACCTGACAGACGCCGGCAGTGGTCGTGATCGCACGGAAGACCTTCTTAGCCACAATGGCCAGGATCTTGCCAGAAGCGCCAGCGGCAATACCGGTGGAACCGCCTGTGGCAACGAAGTCGGTCATGGCCGAGCTGGAGTACAGGACGATTTCGAAGTTCTCGGCATAGTTGATTGCCGTACCCCGAGCATCCTTGAGGGTAATGGTGATGTCGCGCTGGTTGGCGACGGTCGCCCCCTCTGCGCTGATGGAGATCGTTGCGTTGACGGCGGCGCGCGAAATGTCGACGCCTTCAGAAACGAGTTGGTTGTTGGGGCCGAGGCCGAGACGCTTGCCGAAGATCGAGGTGAAGAGTGCCATTGCTTTTGTCCTTTGCTAGTGGCGGGTAGAAAGTCAGGCGTAGGTAATGGAGAGACCAACGACATCAGCAGCGGTGAGCGCGCCTGTGTCGTTGTCGGCGGCGCCCGTGGTGAGCGCATAGGCAATGCCGGTCGAGAAACTCAGGCCGCAGAGATTGGGGTTGAAGGCCGCAGTTGCCTGGAGCGCGATGGTCGCGAATGGGACATCGGTGCCGACAGCCGGGGCGCTGGCCTTATTGTAGAGCTTGAGATAGCGAACGCTGGCCGCCGCGTTATACCCGCTAATCGCGAAGACAGCGCCGGGGCCGTTTTTGGCCAGGGTCGCGTTGGTCGTATTGGCGGCGGAAGCGATGCGCGAGACTGCATCCGGGCGCTTTGTGTTTTCATACACCGCGCGGATGGAATCGGCAGACACGCCAGCAGGCAGGGCCATGAGCGTTCACCTTTCAAATTGTCGAAGGGGTAGAGAGCGTTGCGGCTATTTGGCGCCTGCTGCGCGAAGCATTGCGTTGGCCGTGGCAATCACGGCTTTCCAGAATGTGCTCATGGTTCACCTGATGTAGGCTCGACAGGGGTCGAGAGTAATGGAAGGATGCCGCCCTAAACGGGAGGGGCACATGGCAAAACGCGTTAGCTATACCTACGACAAAAGCAGCGTACTGACCCAGGTCTTGATCATATGGCCGCAAAACCGCGCGGAATATTTTGTCTATTGCCCGCCAATCGGGGCCGAGAACCCTTGGGTCGAGGAGTTTGCAGACTACGACGATGCGGTCGCAGCCGCCTCACATCTGATTGCTAGGACTGGCCAACGGCACGTTCAGTTGACCCGAGACACCACCCCGTGGTGGCTAACAGGGCTAGAGCCGGCCTAGCCGAACTCTCTCAGCATCTCAGCCTGGTCCTCAAGCCACCGAATGACGGCGTGGATAGGCATGGACGTTGCCATCAGGTTTACAGCACACTCGCCGAACTGCCTTGCCTGCTCTGCCTTGAATGCA